CTTAAAGTAAAAATCCATATAATCTTCTGTTGCATGTGTATCAAACTTATCTCCGGGCAAACCAAATGTCTCTACCGCCCATGCACATTTTTGATTCCATGTAGGAATGTCATGATTTGTTTGCCATGGAATGCGAACCCTAGTACCCGCCTGCATTCAATAACTCCTTGATTTGTGTAACAAGTTCTGGCTCACGTCTAAACTTTAACGTCCATTGTTCTGGATTAATATAATCAATAATCATTTTAACATGATCCGAATTTAATGTGTCTAAGAAATGTACACCACTGTCACTCTGATACAACATCCAAGGACTAATCTTACCAGTTGTAATTGCATAACAAATCTTATTTACGTTACCATATCTTAGAATATCATGAGGTAGTATATGTTCTGCTTGTGCTAATTCAATTGTATACTGAACACTACGAGTAATTGCATCATACGCATCCTCAACTCTAACATACTCTTGCAAAAATTTAGTATAGTTAGTGTCAGTTGCCCAATTATCAAGCTTGATTTGGTCTCGCAATAACCAATCAACATACCTGCTGATGTTGATGCAATTTGTATCTACACAATATGTTCCAAACTTTGCAAATGCAATATAGTATGGACTCTTAATAAACTCTAGCTGAGTCTTTGTCTTTTTAGTTGCGGTGTGTTTGGTATAGAACTGTACAAAGGACTGATATGCAATACGATTGCTTTGCTTGTCTTTTTCTAACCAACGATGTTTAGTCTCACATATATGAGTAAGCAGAGTCCGTTCTTTTATAAACTCCCTGCTACAAAACTCACAACTGTGCTTAACCGATTTAGTTTCCTCGGCTTCTTTCGTACTTTTCAATGTCGGCATGTGTAATTAATTGGCTTAATAATTCTATGTCAGATAGTTTGAGATGAGGATAAATTTGTGCTAGATAACATTTTTTTTTGTTGTCATCTATAAATGCTTCTGTGATGGCAGCTAGATCATCACTAGATGCACCTTTGTATACTTTACTGTAGTATTCTTTAATGTCTTTTGCTTTAGCTGGTTCTTTTAACGATGAAACTTTGCCAGACATGTGAGGTATCCACTGATGGAATTGCTTACCCATGCCAGGGCTGGCCGCACATAACATCATCCATTGTAGTTTAGGATGCCTCTGTACATATTCATTGAACAGATGTTTGTTTGCCGCACACTCTGTACTCATTACATAATATGCACCCAACTCACCTGATGCTTTTATAGCACTCATCCAATGTGTCATCATATAGGGAACAAACTTTTTTTGTTGTTCTTCTGTTAGCCTATCATAATAACCATAGTCTTTCTTGTCCATAGCTGTAAGTGCATCAAACAAGTCAAAGTCTTGTGCTACAAATTTTTCATCAATAGGGGTACTCTTTTTAGTTGCCATTATTTCTTCTACGCTTTGACTCCAATGAACTAACTTGAACAAATTCCCAGTCTATCATCAGAAAGCCATTGAATAGTCTACTATTTCACAGTTTCGACTAATTTCTTTTACAAAAAATACACATCGTGGTTTGGGGCCATCATCAATAGGCACACATAAGAATTGTCCATTTTTTAATCGAGGTGCATACCATGTTACATCTTGGTAAATATCTACAATGTCAATATCCTGAAAGCTAGGTCTGAATGCACTCAATGGGTTGAATTCAAATGCTTTGAATCCTCTGTCATTGATACTAGTTAAAGGTAATGTTTCTAAGTCACCCATGTCAGGTTCACCGATAAGTATTTGCCAATCTACCGGCATCTTAATTTGTTTATCACCAATTCGTAATACTAATGCAGGACTATTAAATGATTCTAAGAATATTAATGGTATGTAATGATAGTCAACGTTTTGTGGATTACTATTGTCTAGTATAGCAAAACGCAAATCGTCTACTTCTTCGGGTAATGTTTCTAAGTTATAAAAACGGTCTTCTAATGTTAAAATTCTCATGTTGTTATTCTATCACAATCTTATCTGTATGTCAACTTTTCTAAGTCGAAAGGGTAATTAGCTTCTTTATAAAAAGTCTTACGTTGGGTCAAGTGCCGTTTAGCAAACTTACAACTACTGGTTATGTCGTAGATTTGTACATGGTCTTTATCTTCTGCTTTACGAATTCCTCGACCGATGCTTTGGATAACACGGACGAATGATTTTCCAGGTTCAATGAGAACCAGATTAAAAATCCTAGGTATGTTGATACCAACAGCAGCCACACCATATGTTGCCACAATAATTTTATTACTTGAGGTTGCAACTTCGTCATATTCTTCTTTCCTTTCATTCATATTGGTAGCACCGCTAACAAATACACTACCGGGTAATCTATTAACAATCTCTTTTCCTGCATTAACCCTATCAACAAGGATCAATGTATTGCCTGTATTATTGATACCACTGATTAAACTAGCAATCTTATCTAATCGTTCACTATCTTCTAGTAAGTGTTTCAATTCACTCTGATAGTTAGTAAACTCTTTCCCATCTTGTAATTGCATAATATTAACGTGACAACGTGCTAATACACCCTGATCTTGCAATTCACTTGCTGATAGTTTACCAATCACATTGCCCAAACTAACAAAGATACTTTGTGCTTCAAACTTAGCTTTAGGGATAGTTCCTGTTAAGCCCCAACGAATGGGCACTTTAGCAAATACACTTGTAAGTAATGTTTTGAGTGCGTCAGCTTTAGCCATGTGAACTTCATCGACCATAACACAAACTACATCTTCAATGAAGTCACCGATCTCTACTTCAGCTTCACCACTCTTTGTTTTCTTAAGCATGTTATTTAAACTCTGCCAAGTGCATATGGTATGTGTCTTGTTGTATTCTTTACGATCACCAAAGTATACACCAACATCTAATCCTAGATTAATGTAGTCTGCCTCTGTCTGTGTTACTAATGATTTGTTTGGAACGATAACAATACTACGTCCATACTTCTCAATACTATAGCTTAGTGCGGCAGTCATCAATGTCTTACCTGCACCTGTAGCAATCTCTTGCAATGACTGTGGGTTCTCTAGGAAGTTATTAACAATTTCAATTTGATAGTCACGTAGTACTACTGGCTTACCTTCTTGTGGATGACCTTTAGGCCAGTTCTTATGTTTGAATGTATCCTCTGAAACTTTGTCAAAAGTAAAGGTTGTAGTATAGTCTCTTAGGTCTTCTAAGTCAATATCATATCCAATACGATCCAGTACTGGTAATATTTCTGGTAACAGGTTAATGTATGTACTTCCGGCTAAACTGAAGTAACTAACCTTACCATTCCATCTACCTAGTCTGACTGCAGGTAGATACCTTGCTCCGGGTATTTCATATTCAAACATCTTCATCAGAGTTTTTCGTTCCGATAAATCAAGTCCTTCTATTTTTACATTAACTTCGTCTTTGACAATTATTTTACATTGTTTCATTTTATTGTTACCGGGGTACTATTTACAACTTGTATCACTTTGTCTGCACTTATTTCTATTGCAGTATTGATGGTATGTGCTGGGCAGATTACTACATAGTTTTTTAATGTGTTATTACTCACATTACTTTTTGTAACTATCTCTATATTCTTTTCTTTTAATCCTATAACCAAATCCATCAATAAGCTAGAAAAACTATGTGTTACGGATAACACTACAGCTTCACAACCAATCAATGGTAGTAGTTCTACTAGGTCTGTTAATTGAGATTTTTCTATTTCGGGACGTGTATTAGCGGCAAACTTTAATACATCATCTATGTATAATGATTTATCTATTTCTACACCATACGTAGCTAACTTAGAAAAGCATAAAGGCGTCTTTTCTAATGGAATGTCTATAATTGATTCATGTAAGTATTCGTTTATACCAGCAATTAACAAATTACCGGACACTTCACATAATGTAGGATTCCATACTTTAATATGTTCAAACTGTTCAGCCACAATTAACATGTGTTTAATGTCATCACAGAAATTAATTAGCTTATAGTTATCTGCAATGAGTGTTACTATTTTTTTCAAATTGGGTTCATTATAGTTTACAGTCCACTCTCGTTTATCTTTATCCCAATCACTGGTATTAATGTTTCTAAGTTCTTTGATAAAGTTTGTTTTATAGGGAGTACGTATGACTATCTTACCATTATCTAATTGTGCATATGCTGTAGTATATTCAGGTGAACTATTAATAGGTTCCTTTTTCCATGAAAGGTTTACTAACATATTAGCATCTAGTTCTTGTTTGGCTAATTGTCTAGCATATCTAATTGTTATCTTATTCAATAACTCTGCTTGATTAGTAGTTACAGGTTTGCCGGCACCTATGAAATTAATTTCAATGTTAGATAAGAATCGATTGTCATAGGAACCTAAACTAACATTATGCAATAGATAATGTATCAGTTGTTCTTTTGTAGTAGGTTTCACTTTTGACATATTAATATTATAGTACTTATGATAGTAGAAAGCAAGTGAATAGGCAAAAAAAGAGGACCGAAGTCCTCTATAAAATTAACTTAAGGAGATGAAAAAATTATCGAAACGGACTTATTGACATTGCCGTTACGCACACTGCAGGGTTATGCTTTCATACAAGTTGTCTTAGCAAGATTCTGCCAGTTGTTGGGGCTAATCTTAACTAAGTCTGCAATCTTCAAACACATACGCAAGGACACTTCACGCAATTTAGTGTGATTGTCCCACATAAAGCTAATCACGGTTTGTGATTGTTCTTCAGTAAAATCATAATCTTTGAACAAACCACCATCAGCGTCACGATGTACTTGCTTGATACGCAACATCTTGTCACGATCACCATCAATAGTCAAGTCAAGAAAGTGACAACGTGACTGCAATGCCTCTAAGTGATCCTGCAATTTCTTAGACTTCAAGTTGCCGAATTTCAAGTTAGTGATAAAGATAGCACTACCATTGAAGTTGAAAGTATTCGGGATACCTTCTTCACGCAACAACCGACTGTCAGAGTTCCAGCAAATTCTACGTGTCTTGCCTGAATCAAGTGCGGCCTTTAGAATGTTCAAACTCAAGTCATCAGTAAAAACTGAATCGCAATCATCAAAAATTAACACATTCTTTGTGTCAGAATACTTGTACAGTTGAGTATACAAACCCAATGCTGTCATAGCACCTTTAACAATCTGAAAACGCACACGTTTGCCTGCAAGCTTGTCAAACATGCTTGCTTTCTCCATTTGTGTCTCAACACCATATGATTTGCCGACACCGGGCGGGCCTGAAACAATCATAGCACGAATATCACCATTGATACATGCACGTGACATTTCATCAAGGACCTCAAAACGAGTAGCAATACGGTCCATTGCTTCTTGTTCTGTTTCTTTCACAACTTCTTTCTTAAACTCTACTACAGCATTAGCCATAACTTTATCTCCATTTAAAAATTCAATATTATCAATCGTATCTACTAAAACTTTAATTTCAGCACTACGACCCGGGAATTGACCATCATTTTTAACAGTCACATAACTACCTTTTTTACTTGTCTGAAAACCCTTGACAAGTGTAAACACTTCACCTTTAACTGCTTCATTGCGATAAGAACCTGACAAAATGCGAACTGTAGACATAGCTTCTCCTGTGTGTTAATCAATCAATACAAGTATTATAGCACGAATGCCATTTATTAGCAAATTTTACGATGTGCGAATTCAAAAATTATACTAGCTTTACCGTGTTTAACATATACACCAGTCTTTCCTGCATGAATTAGTAACTGTTCTACTTCATTACTAATTTTATCAGCAAGTTGCGGTGCCTCAACTTTGACAGTCATAAATTTTTCACGGAAATTCAAAAACACACGACTACGAAAGTATGCAGTTTCAGCCGCTTTTTTCAATAATTCACCTGATAAAATTTGATCTTTAGTATATAAATGCTTGTGATCACTATTGTACTGTTCACAATCTTGCCGGGCGTACCAAGCAGTTGTGCTAGTGCGTGAATCTTCATCAACGTTGAAATAAGACATATAAGCTCCTTTAATCAATCTATACAAGTATTGTAGCACAATGCCCATTTATTGTCAAATTATGCTACCTTACGAAAATACTGATAGGGCAAGCCCAATGTATAGCACAAGTACTCATCATCACCCTGAGTGTCCTCAGCTTCGTGGATCCAGCGCATTGCTGTTGCACGGTCCTTAGCACC